AGAAATTTAAGTTTGATCCGCTGTTTCTGCGTCTCTTTTTCCGTGAGAGCTATCCCTTCACCACGGAGAAAGTCTATCTCTCACAAATTCCGGGACTGGTAAACATGGCGCTGTACGTTTCGCCGATTGTTTCCGGTGAGGTTATCCGTTCCCGTGGCGGCTCCACCTCTGAATTTACGCCGGGATATGTCAAACCCAAGCACTTAGCATGGCTTTCTGAGGCTTTCGTGTAGTTGCTGGTTTTTACACTTAATCTTTTGATAATAAAGAATAAGTTTATCTGGCGCTTTCACTGAATTTTCCTCGTTATCTGTGTGTTGCAATCATCTCTGTATTGCAGCTTGTATTGCTTTTTGGGGCTAAAAATGGCTGGCGAGAACAAACTGAGCGACAAAGCGCTTAAAGGATATCTGGGGAAACCCAGAGAAAAGCAGATCACCATTGCTGATGGAAAGGGGCTTTCTATTCGTGTGAGTACTAAAGGGGCTGTGAGCTTTGTTTTCTTCTACAGGTTAGCAGGTGGCCGGGCTGCTCCGGTCTGGCTAACGTTGGGTAAATATCCTGATATGTCACTCAAACAGGCAAGGGAAAAGCGCGACGAGTGCCGTGGTTGGTTGGCTGACAAACGTGATCCGCGTATCCAGATTAAGATTCAGGCTGAAGAACGCTTAAAGCCGGTCACAGTGGAGGATGCACTAAATTACTGGTATGAAAATTACTGTAAGGTGCGTCGTAAAACTCATGCTGTAACGCTTGGCAGATTTCGAAAGCATATCTTTCCCTATATCGGTCATTTGCCCGTAAATGACACTCACCTATATGAATGGCTGGACTGTTTTGACCGAATTAAACGTAATGCACCAGTTATGGCGGCGTATGTTTTTTCTGACACTAAATTAGCTCTTCGTTTTTGTCGGGTACGCCAGTACGCGACGTGTGATGCTTTAAAGGATTTGCGCATGAGTGATGTGGGGCAGATTGCAGGTAAGCGGGATCGGGTTCTGGATGAAGCCGAACTCGGCCAGCTCTGGAAGGCAATTTTTGTCGAGCCTGATTTAAAACTAATGTCTGAATACACGCGAAAAATGTTTGTGCTTTGTACAGTATTTGGATGTCGAATGAGTGAAGCCCGATTATCAGAATGGAGCGAATGGGATCTCGAAAGTTGGGTTTGGACTGTACCAAAAGATCACTCAAAAACTGGTGTTGAAATCGTCAGACCAGTACCTGAAATTCTACGACAGTGGGTAACGGATGTTCACGAAGAGACAAAACATACTGGTTATGTGCTGGGAAGTCTGCGAATTAGAGAAAGCGTAAGCAAGATTGGGGGGAAAATCGGTAAACGTTTGGGCCATGAAAAACAATGGTCACTACACGACCTTAGAAGAACGCTATCTACTCATCTAAGTGATCTCGGTGTTGAATTTTATGTAGTAGAACAACTGTTAGGCCATGCGCTACCTGGCGTGGCAGGTGTTTACAATCGGAGTAAGTTTATGGCTAAAAAACTGGATGCTCTGGAACTCTGGACTACATATCTCAATAGCATCGCAGGTGCTGATTCAAAAGTGACAATCCTCAAACAAAAGGCTGGTTAACATGAAAAAAATGGCAATTGTTGATAAAAAGGGTCTGGAGTACATTCCTAACATTGATCGTATGATCCGTGAGAAAGAATGTCGGGAGCTAACCACTCTTGCGAACAGCACACGCTGGAAGCTGGAGAAGGAAGGAAAATTTCCTAAGCGGATCAAGATTGGCGCTACTGCGGTAGCTTACCGTCTCTCCGAAGTTCAGGCATGGATTAGGGGGGAATGGCGGACATAAATGTTGTAGTAAATTGTTATATAAAAGGGTGTAAGCATGGCTACTCGAAAAAAAAATAGCGTAGAAATGAAAACTGTTTGTGAACTAATCATATCAAGAGATGATATGAAAGATAAAATTCAAGACAGAATTCAAAAAGGATTATTACTCCTACAGAAAAGCATAAATAACAATAGTGACTTGGAGCTGTTTAATGCTGATTACAGGAAATGGAGTGATTTTAATGCTGAGCTACTGAAGCGTAGTTTCACAAATGATGATTTCAAAGAAGAATATGAAGGTGGGGCATTTGGTGTTATTTCATTGTACGAGACTTCCTTGGGAGAAAAAATCAGTGAGGCTACGCGTAAACTCCAGAGTAAGATAAGAAAACTAGAGTCGATTATGGAGCGACTGGAGTTAATTCCTATATCTTCCAAAGTTGTTGAAGAAAATATTGAAGTACCTCAGAGTTCAGCGGTAAAAACCAAAAAGGTATTCATTGTTCATGGAAGAGATGAAATATCAAAAACCAACTTAGAAGTGTTTTTAAGAGAAATTGGCTTAGAACCTATTGTTCTCCATAGGCAAGCTGATGTAGGTCAGACAGTGATTGAGAAATTTGAAGCAAATAGTGATGTTGGTTTCGCATTCATTCTTCTCACACCTGATGAGATCGCTTATTTATTGCCGCAAGACTCTTTACCTGATAATGAAAGAGAAAAGGAGTTACGTGCACGACCAAATGTAATGTTTGAATTTGGTTATTTCGTAGGGAAATTAGGTCGTTCTAAGGTTTGTTGTCTATACACAGGTGATGTAGTGATTCCAAGTGATTTGAATGGTCTTATTTATAAAAAATTCAATTCTTCTATTGAAGAAGTAGCATATAGCATTATTAAAGACTTGCGAGCTACTGGTTACGCAGTTTAGTAAATTCTTTGAACTAAAAATCTGCATAGATATAGAGCCATTCGAGATAAATGGCTCTATATGAAATATTATCTGTTAAATTTTGACTTCATATCCGCGTTGCTGTAGTTCTTTGCGAATAATCCTTTTAATCCAGGCTGCTAAAGATTCGTCTCCATCTACTTGCTGTGCTTGCTCCATCAACTCCCTCAACTCAGGATCTAACCGAAACTGGAACGGAGGATTACCACGTCTTTGATTTTTGTGTGTTGACACGTCAATTACACCCGATGTAATGTGTTAATGTGTGATGACACATTACATACGTGTTTAGGAAAATGCAACGCCTCGACGTGCGGGAACACCATCGAGGCGTCTAACCAACCCGTTAAATGAGGTAACGATTATGGCTGGAACACAGCATACCCAAACTCACCCTAAATTTATATACACCTTTCTGGCACTACACCACGACCGCATGGCAGATGGAGCAACTACGGTACATGTAGCCGCTGACACGCTGGTTGATGCCCGCAAGATGGTTAAGGAGATGGGCTATACTGCGGCTTTCTGGAAAGGGCGTGAAGAAAACACGCTGTTTATTCAGAAATGCGAAAACAATTTCATCTGGCGTTTTATCGCCCTGAGCACCGCACAACCGCGCGTGATTCACATCGTGGCCACCAGCGAACAGGAAGCACGCCAGCAATCCCCGGCTGGCTGCGTGATGGTATTCGCCGCCCGTATTCGTCAGGGGGTATGCCATGCCTGATATGTCAAATTACCAGTACCTGATTAATCCGCATTTTAACTGTGAGCATGATATTGCTAAAAAGGTTTATTCCGCTGCGGATGGGGCTACTGACAATATATCAATGGCTGTTGCGTCAATTGGTAGCCTGATGTGGCATGCGTCAGAAAATGAGGACTATGACGAAAAGGCTATGCGCATTGATATGGGTAATATCGGTTTGTTACTGGCAATGCTTGGGCAGTTTGATATTTCGTTACGGTGCACCATTGAAAATGCCACAGATGCATTAAATGCCATAAAGAAAGCGAATACTGATTCAAATCGGGGATAAATAATCATGAGAACATATTTATCTGGCTTGACTGCCAGCGGTTATGCACACCCCAAAATTATCCCCGGCGCTATTTATCTGGATAAGAACGGTAACAGAGTAACGGTAAAAGAACTGATGTTTGACCGTGTGTATTTTATTCGTGATGGCTATTCATTTCATAGTTCGCTGAACGTGGAGATCTTTATTAGCAGATTCAGGCGGGAAATCCCGCTTTCCAGAAATAACCATGTGTCATGTATGGATGTTGATAAAAAACTACAGGAACTGAAAAACATGATTGCCGCGTGGAGAGAGCAGAAATGAAAAAAGCGCCAAATTTAAAACACCAGCCGCGTGACAAAATGACGGAAGTCATCATTTTTGCGGGTAGTGATGCGTGGGCACATGCGAAACAGTGGCAGGAACAGGACGGGCGACTGGCTGGCGATAACGTGCCACCTGTCTGGCTTGGAGAGCAACAACTTGCCGAACTGGACAACCTGCAAATCGTACCGGACGGACGCTATCGCGTGCGTCTCTATCAGGCGGGGTTATTGCGTCCGGGGCTTGTTAATACCATCGGGCAGAAACTGGCAGTGGCAGGTGTCAGGGATGCTGATTATTACCCTGAAGGAATGCACAGCCAGAAACGGGAGAACTGGCGCGAATATCTGGAACGTGAACGGGCAGAGCAGGCGGAAAAGAAAAAGGTAGTTGAACTGCCTGTAAAGAAAAAAGAGCGGGTAAAAGACGATAACGCTTCATCACTGGCGCTTAACCAGATGGGAGCAAGTCAACGCGGCGAAGTTCTCCTGGCACATTATGGCGGTGAACTGGCGATTCATGCTGACTCTGACACTGTTCACCATTACAACGGCGTTGTATGGGAGCCAGTACAGGATAAAGAATTACAGCGAGCTATGGCACAGATTTTCATTGATGCGGAGATCAGCTATTCGCAGAACGCCATTAAATCGGCGGTCGATACCATGAAGTTAAGTTTGCCTGTAATGGGGAATACAGCCCGTAACCTGATTGGATTCAGTAACGGGGTATTTGATACCAGAACAGGTAATTTTCGGGAGCATAACAAAAACGACTGGTTGTTAATTGCCAGTGAATTACCTTTCAGCCCACCAGCAGAGGGGGAAACGCTGGCAACACATGCGCCGAATTTCTGGAAGTGGTTACGCCGTTCGGTGGCTGAGAATGACCGCAAGGCGGATCGCGTACTGGCTGCATTATTCATGGTGCTGGCGAACCGGTACGACTGGCAGTTATTCATTGAGGTAACAGGTCCAGGGGGAAGTGGTAAAAGCGTGATGGCGGAGATTTGCACCATGCTGGCGGGTAAGGCCAACACAGTATCGGCAAGCATGAAGGCGCTGGAAGATGCAAGGGAACGCGCGTTAGTGGTTGGCTTTTCGCTGATTATCATGCCGGATATGACCCGCTACGCTGGTGATGGGGCAGGGATTAAGGCTATTACAGGCGGTGACAAGGTGGCAATTGACCCGAAACACAAAGCCCCCTACTCAACGCGTATTCCGGCAGTAGTGCTGGCGGTTAACAATAACGCCATGTCATTCAGTGACCGCAGCGGGGGGATCTCACGTCGTCGGGTGATATTCAATTTTTCGGAAGTTGTACCGGAGAACGAACGCGATCCAATGCTGGCGGAAAAAATAGAAGGTGAGTTGGCGGTAGTGATTCGCCATCTGCTTACACGGTTTGCTGACCAGGACGAAGCCAGACGCCTGTTATATGAGCAGCAGAAATCTGAAGAAGCACTGGCGATAAAGCGAGAGGGGGATTCGCTGGTGGACTTCTGCGGCTATCTCATGGCGTCGGTAATGTGTGATGGCCTGTTAGTGGGTAATGCTGAAATTGTGCCATTCAGCCCACGCAGGTATCTCTATCATGCCTATCTGGCTTATATGAGGGCACATGGGTTTGGTAAACCTGTAACACTGACGCGCTTCGGTAAAGATATGCCGGGGGCAATGGCGGAATATGGCAGGGAGTATATGAAACGGAAAACGAAGCACGGTTTGCGTTCAAACGTGACACTGACGGAGGAATCAGAAGACTGGATGCCATCATGTGTATCGGTCACTAATGACGATAGCAAAAATTAAACTTATGGAATAACTGTTCACCACTGTTCACCCTGTCATAAATATCTTTTATATCAGTATATTATAGGGTGAACAGTTATTTATGAACTGTTCACCAAACTATTCACTGTTCACCTTTTTGATTGTTTATTGAGCTTCAAGGGTGAACAGTGGTGAACAGTTGGTGAATAGTTTTTGTGAAACTGTTCACCCCTTAACATTATGAATTAAAAGAGAAAATATCAAAAGGTGAACAGGTGAAGGGTTAAAACGCAAAAATTTTAATTTACTGCTGTGAGATAAAGCCTATGACAGCGAAGCACACAAAAAAATCACAATCGCACGCCCTTGATTTGACGGAACACTGGTTAAGGGTGTCGATAAAAATCATTGACCGCAACGCCGGGGAAGGATATGCGAAAGCACATCCCGAACTGATTAGCGCATTCATGACAACGGCAGCTGCAAACTTTGCCACGCTGACAGAACGGGAGATTGCCGAAGCGGAACAGGTGACAACCATCAACGTTAAAACCGGAGAGCAGACAGCATGACAGCACAGATAGCGGCTTACGGACGGCTGGTGGCTGACCCGCAGTTAAAGACCACCAGCAAGGGTACACAAATGACGATGGCGAGTATGGCGGTCCCCCTTCCGTGCAGCCAGGCAGATGACGGAACGGCGCCGATGTGGTTATCCGTCCTGGCGTTTGGCAGACAGGCCGACGCACTGGCAAAACACCACAAAGGCGAACTGGTGAGCGTGGCGGGTAACATGCAGGTAAGCCAGTGGACAGGCCAGAACGGCGAAACGCGGCAGGGCTGGCAGGTTATCGCAGACAGTGTAATCAGTGCCAGAACGGCGCGACCGGGCGGCAAAAAAGGTCAACAGGGCCAGGCTACTGACGCACTGAACAGGGCAAAACAACAGTCGGGGAATGATGATCCGTACGGCGATAATATACCGTTTTAAATTCTGCAAATAAAAAAATGCCGGAAGAAAATAGATTTTCCGGCATGCTACATAAATCCCGACCAAAGGAAGTAAATACATTAACACGAATTATCAGCACTGAAGTTGTCACGGCATATTTTATACAACATTGCACTTGGTTGCATGTATTCGCATAGCAGACATCGGTAATAGAATATATTCACAATTATTTGTAATGAATGTAAAGAGGATGAGTATGGTTGATTTATATTCGCCTACACAGCTTGTGCAGGTGGCTAATGCTGAAGATGTGCAAAAAAAATTAAATGCGTTGTTTACCAGTTTGTTTTTCACTCGCTCGGTAATGTTTGAATCGAGAGACATTATTCTTGATACGATCGACGATCCAAATATCCCGATCGCGGCGTTTTGCTCTCCTATGGTGGGCAGTAAAGTTTCACGAGATGAGGGATACGAATCAAAAACAATTCGCCCTGGCTATATGAAACCGAAAAGCAGCATTGATCCAAATAAGTTAGCTGTGCGCCCTGCTGGTGTGTCACCTGAGCAATACAATGCTTTTGGGGCGCGTAATATTAAAGTTAAACAGGCGATTGTAAATCAGGCTAAAGCTATTCGTACACGTATTGAATGGCTTGCTGTTCAGGCAATCACAACGGGGAAAAATATCATTGAGGGCGATGGTATTGAACGTTATGAGCTGGACTGGAATATAAAACCACAAAATATCATCACTCAGTCTGGCGGTACTGAGTGGTCAGGTAAGGATAAAGAAACTTTTGATCCAAATGATGATATTGAGAGCTACGCAGAATTTAGTGAGGGCGTCACTAATATCATCATTATGGGCGGTAATGTATGGAAGAAATACCGTTCATTCAGAGCGATAAAAGAGGCTCTGGATACCCGTCGTGGTTCTAATTCCGAACTGGAAACGGCCCTTAAAGACCTTGGTGATTCGGTGAGTTTTAAAGGGTATATGGGCGATGTTGCGATTGTTGTTTACAGCGGGCGTTATACCGACGAGGACGGAACTGAAAAACATTTCCTTGATCCTGATTTGATGGTGCTTGGCAATACGGCTCTTCAGGGGATTGTCGCTTATGGCGGTATTCAGGATCCGGAGCTAATCCGGATGGGGCTGACTAAAGCCGAACTTGCACCGAAAAACTATATTGTGCCTGGTGATCCGGCTATTGAATATGTGCAGACACATTCAGCACCACAGCCAATACCGGCCCGTATCAATCGTTTTGTTACCGTTCGCATTGGCTAAGGGGGGAGCAATGGCTACTCATTACACTGAACTCATGGCTGGCACTGAAGCACTGGTTACTACGCTGGGGATATTTTCAGCTAATAAAGGGGTAATTCCTGCATTTACGCCACTGATGCAGGAAGATACAACAGGTGCACTGGTGGTATGGGATGGTACGAGTGCAGGTAAAGCTGTTTATGTTTCCGCTGTACAACTCGATACAGCGAAAAAAACACAGGCTCAGGTCTATAAGACAGGTGTCTTAAATGTTGATGCTCTTAACTGGCCTGAGTCAGTAAAAGAACTGTCAGTAAAGGTTGCAGCGTTTGTTGGCTCAGGTATTTCTGTTCAGCCGCTGGCTCGTGTGTAAAGGGGGATACAATGCAGAATCATTACAATGACCTTAAGCCAATTGCCGAAATGATGTATCCGGATCCAGCAGTAGAGGAATTAAAGGCTATTGCTGACAAAATGCGTTTAAGCGAGCGTCTTGTTGATATGAATCAGGTGATGGAACTTACAACCCTGAGTCGTCGTACACTGCTAAACCTTGAAGCACGTGGAGAGTTCCCCGAACGCGTGCAGGTTACGGAAGGGCGTAAGGCCTGGTATTTAAGCGAAGTGATCGACTGGATAAACAATATTCCGCGCGCTTCTGAATATTGCCGCGTACCTGTCCCAAAAAAGCCAGATGCGGCGCTATGCCTCAAGATTGATCGTGTACGCCGCAATGCACGGGATGGTCGCTATAAGCTGATTGGTTGATGAAATTAGGGCCCGTTCTGGCTGGCGGGTCCTTTCCGGCGATCCGACAGGTTACGGGGCGGCGACCTCGCGGGTTTTCGCTATTTATGAGCATTTTAAGGGGACTGGTGGTGGTTTTGTTGTTCGCTATATCTGTATGAATAATAAGAGAAAAATACAATCAATACACCAACCTGAAACAGTAATTAAGTTGTGGTATCAATGAAATTACACCTGATGAACAAAAAAAACATGGCAAAAAGTTGCCGTGTAAGCGCCACTGCGTTCGATAAGTGGGGAGTGATTCCCGTCGAGCGTAAGGGCCGTGAGGCGTTCTATGATGTTGCCAGTGTAATAGATAATCGGGTTAACAATGCAATCAGCCAGATTACAAACGAAACGGGCGATATTGATGACGATGAACTTTTACGCGTCAGGATCAGATTACTGACAGCACAGGCAGAGGCGCAGGAGCTTAAAAACGAGCGCGAACGCGGCGACGTTATTGATACAGAGTTTTGTATGTATGTTCTTTCCAAACTGGCGAGTCAGATTTCATCTATCATGGACAGCCTGCCGCTTACCATGCAAAGGCGCTTCCCACAGATGACTCCGGCTATGCTGGATGGACTTAAAAAGGAAGTGGCTAAAGCCTGTAATGCCAGTGCCGGCGTTGCTGACAACCTCCCACAGATACTGGCTGATTATCTGATGGAAAGTACAGGAAACGTACCGGATAAGTTGCAGCTGAATAAGGATAAGTAACGTAGTACGCTATGACTGAATCCGAACTACTGAAAGTAATCTGCCATGCTGGTGGAGTCAGCCACCAGCATGACGAACAGACCACGCAGCCGGGCAGTGTCACCGCTGAAAATTACGCTCGTGTGGTTGCTGAGGTTATGTGGCGTGACGGTATAGAACTGAACGGACAGGATTGCTTAGTCATCCGCACCAAAGTGCTGGCTATACTGGCAGCTAGGCGGAGGCAGGGACAACGCCAGAACGTTGCATCGTACCAGTGGAAGAAGCCTGACAGACTGCGGCGATAACTCTTTGATTTTCTCGACGGCCCCAAAATGGGCCTTACCATAGCCAGCTAATAAATGAGCAAGCCTCAAAAGTGAGGTTTGTGGCCGTTTGGCCTATTCATATGCTAACTCGTTGATATTCCTGACGACGCAAATTTACGCCTTGTGGCTGGTAGTCGAATTGCAAATTTGCAACTCAACTATGAAACTACAGGTAGTTTGGGTAGTAAAAGCAACACACTGATTTTGGGGCTTCTTCGCGATACCTAATATTATGGTATCGGTGGAAGAGATATCGTTTCTCATAGGTTAGCACCGAGGGCGGAGTTCCGCCCTCATCGAAAAATTGCTTACGAGTCGTCAAAATAAATTAATCGACTGAGTATAATGATTAACTAATTGCTCGTGTTACTTCATTATACGTTATTTCCCATCTTTAAGGTTTAACCAAGTGTTAATTAAAAAAAGAGCCATTGAGCCTGATAAATTTACTGCAAGTTCGGCATGCCTTGGGGATGGCTTAATTGATGAGCTGTTCGTTCCATGTGCATCACCGAGTTTATTACGAAGAGTACCTAACCCATTTACAACTGCAGAACAACCGCCGAGAATTTGTTTGAAGATATTTTCAGTATGTTGGTCGGCAGATAGGTTAAGTTCTTTTGAAAGAGTTTTATAAAGCTCTGACATTTCAATATTTTTATTATTATACTGAATGCCCATATCATCAAGAATGTGTTTGCAAACTGTTTCAAGAAGTGTTCTTGCGGAGGTTATCGCACCATCCGGATCTGTATGGCGCCGTTCAAGTGCTTTTATCCAAACGGCGTGGACTCCATCCTCGTTAAACTTTCTTAATACATCAGATATGTCTTCATCCGCTGGAGCTTTATTTTTCCCTTCTAGATAGTCCAGCATCGGCTGAAATGCCTTATAAATCAAATCTCTCCGGGGGGCATACTTTTCAGTCTTTTTTATAAATCCCCAAAATTCTTTTAGTGAGCGATTAGTTCTCACAAACTCTGGTAATAGCTGATGTAAAGGAGGATTTTGTAAGAAATATGTTCTTAGAAGCAAATAATCATTATTAGCTTCATCCTGGGCTCCTGTAGCTCTTGCAATTAGTATGTTTTGAAGCGCTACTGCGCGCTCTAGGTCATTTTGAAGGGTATCTATAATATTCATAACAAATCTTTATTCACTTCATTTGTGGGTTGATAATTGAATGGTTTGTACATTGATTTCTGTGTATTGCAGTGTGTATTGCAACATAGCCATTCAGGTAGAGATTATGCTCTATTTTTCCTCTTATATCATTCACATACTTACACCATTGACTCATGTAGCCGAAGCATGAAGTGAATCCGCAGATGACCCTGCGTCGCCTGCCGGATGAAGAACCGCAGAATCTGGCGGACCCGGCTTACCGCCGCCGTCGCATCATCATGCAGAACATGCGTGACGAAGAGCTGGCCATTGCTCAGGTCGAAGAGATGCAGGCCGTTTCTGCCGTGCTTAAGGGCAAATACACCATGACCGGTGAAGCCTTCGATCCGGTTGAGGTGGATATGGGCCGCAGTGAGGAGAATAACATCACGCAGTCCGGCGGCACGGAGTGGAGCAAGCGTGACAAGTCCACGTATGACCCGACCGACGATATCGAAGCCTACGCGCTGAACGCCAGCGGTGTGGTGAATATCATCGTGTTCGATCCGAAAGGCTGGGCGCTGTTCCGTTCCTTCAAAGCCGTCAAGGAGAAGCTGGATACCCGTCGTGGCTCTAATTCCGAGCTGGAGACAGCGGTGAAAGACCTGGGCAAAGCGGTGTCCTATAAGGGGATGTATGGCGATGTGGCCATCGTCGTGTATTCCGGACAGTACGTGGAAAACGGCGTCAAAAAGAACTTCCTGCCGGACAACACGATGGTGCTGGGGAACACTCAGGCACGCGGTCTGCGCACCTATGGCTGCATTCAGGATGCGGACGCACAGCGCGAAGG